GGTTGCCGATCAGGATCAGTGCGAGTCCGTTCCCGGACATGCTGGGTTGGTCGGCCGCCGCCAGTGTACCGACAAAGGTGCAGGACCATGGGCCTCCGTCGGAGCCCGATACTATGATGTTCCCTGCACCGATGCTTGTGAGTGCTTCCAGGGCGGCCTGTACCGTAGCGGCCGAGGCGTTGTAGGCAAGGGCGGTGGTGGTATAGCCGCCGAAGTAAAGCCTGAAAGTGCCACCAGCAGGGTTGTTGAGAATGGCGATTCCCTGGACTTCATTCACATCGACGACGGCCGTTTGCGTGGTCCTGACAACGATGTCGTAGCCGCCGGCCAGCCCGGAGGCGTCGGCGGTCATTTGTTCCACGTCCACAAATTCATAGGCACCACCAAATGTTGCAGTGAAGACCAGCGCATTGGCAACTGAGCCCGTGAACTCGACCACCACGTCCCCGGGAGCGATGTTCGGCAGGTCCTCTAGGGCTGCCTGAATGTTCGCAGCCAAGGTAGCCCCCGTTGGGGAGTAGGTTATCGCGCCTGTGGTCTGTCCCTGAAACGTCAATGTGAAGGTGCCGCCGGTGCTTTTGGCGACCACAATCCTCTGTATCTCATTTACTCCACTGCCGTCGCTGATAACCCTAATGGGTAGCGCCCCGGTTGCTGCATTACTCCAAATGTTCGTGCCCCCGTACCCAAGGGCGCTTTCCATCTGATGAACAATGACAATGCTAAGAGGAGGAGGACTGTCGAGGATCGAAAACTTGGCTCGCACCACCATGGTGTTCCCACCGGTAATACCATAGAGGCTGTTTACGTTAGAAAGCCAAACCCCCCCAGCTTCCATCGAGCGAGATCGGTAAAATCGAAATACGTCGATCGGCCGAAAGGCACCGCTGACACCATCTTGGTCTCCGAGTATCCAGGTGTTGGGATAGAACGGCGCATTCTGATACCCAAACGGGAGGAAGGGGCCCAATGCTCCCCCGGAATCAATCGCAAAAGCGTGCGGTGTGATGGATGCCGGCAAAGCTCCCGGGTCCTCATAGGGGTACTTGGGATAAGAGTAGTTATTGTCCATGTTCAACTGATAATCAAAGATGACTGCCGTCTCGTTTGTCCCGTCAATCAGCGTCGTCACTGTAACGGAACCGGACCCAGTAAGGCCAGTTCCATCCCCGGAGATCAGCGGCACATTCGTCTGCGCGCGCGTTCCCGTGAACTCAATATCCCAGGAGCCAGCAGACCCCGTAACGACGCAATTACCGACCCCAACACTCGCCAGTGACTCCAATTCAGCCTGGACCGCTTCTGCGGTGGCGTTGTAGTCAATATCTCCGGTCGTGTAGCCGGCGAACGACAGCGTGAACGTCCCGCCGGCTGGTGTCGTGCTGAAGCTGATCGACTGTTTTTCATTCCGGCCGGTGACGCCTTTGGTGACTTCGTAAACCAGGACAGAATCTTCCTTGCTCGCGTCCGTGGACGTGGCCCCGGTGATGATAATCGGACGGCCGTTCGCCGGCCCCTTGAGCCGCAAAACGCCCCCGCCTTCCGTCTCCGGCACGAACCCAAAAGCGGTTGTGATGCTTCCCGAGTCCACAGAGACCTCTCGCCATTCCGGAAGCGGCGAATTGCGAATCGCTTCTTGCATGAGGGCCACAACCCCACTGGGAGAAACGTCGGTCGCCTCGCCCGAGGAGTCCGCGGCCCCGGCGTGTACCGTGATCGTCTTGGCGTTGATGGTGAGCGAGTACAGCGACGTGGCCTCCACGTTGGCGGGTCGAAACCACCACTCGTCTGCGCGGGCCTGCGCGTTTCCTATCCAGTTGGGATTGGCCATGATCTCTCACCTTTCAGAGCCAGTATTTCGGAATGAAGTAACTTGGGCCCAGTTCCGGGCGCGTCGGGAAGAAGAAGGTATACTGCCAGGATGTGACCCTCTCTTCCATGGGGCCAGGGACGTTGTAGGTCTCCACAACCGAGGATGGTCCATGGAGCGGGGGCTCCTCAGTCCACATCGGCACGCGCGCGGGCATGTACCGGCCCCTCGCGGTAAACCGCCCGGCTTGGACAACCACGATCTTGCTTCCGGCCGTTTTGGGCATAACCACCGGGACGCCGACTACGCCCGGAACGATATCCCAGTCGGGGCCGCCGGTGCCGATGATTCGTACAGACTCTTCGCCCGTCAAGAGAGTGCCGTCGTCCATCAGGGGTTCTTCCCACTCAAGGGCGAGTGTGTAGTTGCGCCACCTAACACCCTCAGCCCCCTTGCTCTCCGGGAAGAACGGCCGGGACGCAACCCGGACGCCGCGGACGGTGCTTGAATTGAGCACCCGGTGGGCCGTCGGCGACCCGTCGGCGAGGTAGAACCCGGCGTCGCGGAAGTTGTTGCTATACTCCTGCATCATGGTGACTTCGGCGGCCTTCAGGAGTGCAGGCGTCTTCCGCTGAAGAAACCCATGGATGTCCCACCGGACCTGCTCAAAGATCGGTACGTTCTCCCGGGAGACCACGGTGCGACGCTGCTCATTGAACCAACACTCGGCATCGCCGTGTCGGTAGTTCCCGTAGCGAAAGTACCATCCTACGCCCACGGTGCGTCTCCTGTTAGCCGCCTTGGGCCATTTGTCGCGTGTCGATGTTCGTGGTGCCGGCAGGCAGTCCAGCGGCTGCCCCTGCGTTCTGGCCCTGGATATTCAGCCTGATGCCCCGCTCGTCGATCCGGCGGAGCGTATGATCCAGAGCCACCAGCGACCGGACCACAGATGCCTCTGAGTCTATCTTGGCTTGCCGCTCCTTTTTGTCCGCCTGCAAGAAGTCTTCGAGGGACCGCAAGACGTTCGGTAGCTGTTGTTGTGGGTTCAGCACCGGGCGCTCGCCCGGCCTGGCCTCGCCGGCCAGGGACGGGGCCAGGCCAACCGACTCGGGCGTGAATCCTCCCGCGCTTGAACGCAGTTGCGCCCCGACATTTCGCAACTGGAGTTGCAGGCGCTGCATCTCAGCCGGATTGTTCTGCATCTGGGATAGGATGAACGGGTTGTCGAATTGACTGGTGTCGATGTTGAGGGCCTGGAGGTTCTGGATCATCTCCCGGAAGCGGGGCGCCTCACCTGGATTCTGGGGGTTGATCCCGAGTTGCTGTAGCATGTCGGGGTTCGGCTCTAGCTCATTGATGTCAATCCCCAGCGACCTCGCCAGCACTTGATTCTGAAACTCCAGGCGTCGCTGTTCGCGGCCCCCCACACCCATCACGCCGCGCCGTTCCTGACCGAGTCGGTACTCGGCGGCGGCGAGTCGCTGCTGCTCCTCCTCCCCCGCCAGGCCCGACCGGATCATCTGCTTGTACTCCTCCGGCATCAGTCGCGGATCGACGCCCGCTTGTGATATCCGCACGGCGTCACCCACGCGGATGTACTCCCGCTCACTGAGTTGCCCGAGGCCCATATCTAAGCCATAAACCCCCCTGGCGGCCTCGCCGCTTTTCTCGGAGGCAATGGAGATGCGACGGCGTGCGATGCCGAGGCGAGACTGTGCAAGTTCTCGCTCCGCAGTGGCCTCCTCACGGACTGCGACCTGCTGTTGCACCAGCTTCTCTTGCTCGACCCGTGCAGCGTCCGCAAGTCGGCTGTCACGCTTGGTGATTTCTCCGGTGGACTCCCCGAGACCGGCTGCCTGCTGGAGCGCTTTGCGTCGCCGCTCAGATTCATTGGCATACCATGGGAGCAGGCCGATATTCAATATCGGTACGCTCCCGTAGCCGCGAGGGAGTCCGTGCTGCTCAGCCACATCATTCAAGCTAAGGTCACGTGGTCCGCGCACTAGCGAACTCCACCAGCCACCGGGATGACGCAGGAGGTCAGCCTGGGCTTTATTGCGAGCAGCACTTTGCCTCTTGTCCGCCGCAGCGGCGTCCTCCGCGCCCTGCTTCTCGACTTCGGCCCTGCGGTACTGAGCCTCGGTGAGTTCCCGCTCCGCCGCCTCGCGTCGCACCCTCGCCTCGACGAGGCTGCGCTCAATGTTCTCGGGCCCGGGGATTCTGTCCTGCCCGGCCTGCAAGCCAGCCAGGCCGGCGTGTCTCTGCTCAATCTCCATCTGCCGCTGCCACTGCTCGTGCTCGCGGGTGTATATGAGGCCCGTCTGCTGCCATTGCCGCTCTCGCCCACTAAACAGGCTTGCGCGGCCCTCGAAGGCGCTCTGAATGCGGCCCGCCTGTAGCTTCGCCGCGATATTCTCGTAGGCCACCCCCCCGGCAACCACTGCGCCGCCAGCGGCGAGTGCGCCGCCAGCCACCACACCAAGGGTGGTTGCGATGGGCGCGGCCGCGTAAGCGCCTCTCACGGCGGCTCCAGCACCCATGACCCGCCCGACCAGACTTGGCCCCACTGGCGGAAGGACGGCCTCCTGGGCCTCCCGATACGCCTGTTGTTGGAGTTGCTGGCGTGCTGTCCGCGTGTCCTCCCCGCCCCCCGCAATGTATTTCTCGTAGAGATCAGCCTGCCGACCTAGTGCCCATCGCTCCCGCTGCACCTTGACCCCGACGCTCTGGATGGCGCTCAGCCCAAGAGTGGTGCCGCGGAAGAGGTTGAACGCACCCTGTACCCGAACGACCGCCTGGAGAAGCGACTGGGTGTTTTTCTCGCCGGCAATCCCGAGTTGCACGAACCCCTGCACAGCCTGGGCGGCGGCCATGCCGATGTAGGACATGCTCCGCTGAATCTGGGCTTGCTCTAACTGGACCACCATACGGGCGCGACGATACTTTTCAACCCTCTGCTCGGCGTCGTCCCGGCGGGATTGCTCGTATTCGCCTATTAGTTGGCCTCGCCGCTCTTGCGCCTGTTCTGGTGTGGCAATGCCCTCGCGCTCTGCCCTGTTGTTTTCGGCCAGTTCCCTGCCGAGTCGCACCCCCGGGGTTTCAAAGCGACGGCCGGCCATCGCGTATCGCTGCTGCGCTACCTCCCGCGCCCTTTGCTGCCGATCATGCTCACGGCCGATTGTATCAGCATACGCCTGGTTGACCGCAGCAGCCCGCGTGGCTGCGTCAATCACCCCTGCGCGGTACTGCTCGTCATACACCTCAGTCCTGGCCGCAAAACGCTCCCTTGGTGTCCCGCGACCCATAATGGCCCGGCGGGCTATCACCTGCTGTCTCTGGAGACTCGCGGCGGCTGCCGGTGCTCCGAGTTCCAGGTCGGCGACAGCCTGCTGTAGCTCCTTGACCTTCCGCAGGTTCGAGAGCGTGCCGCGAAGGGTCAGGGTACCGGCCCCACCAAGCGCCTCGGCCTGCTGCGCGATGCTGCCCATCATACGCGCAGTGCTCTGCTGGCTCGTGACTGTGCCGGCGTACCCGAACCCGCTGCCGGTGTAGCCCACACTCACGCGGCCCCGGCCTCCACGAAAGGCCCCCTGAAGGACATTGCCCAGGGACTCGATTTGCTCCGGCGAGAGTCCTTGGAGTCGCATTCGGAACTGGTCTCGCGGACGCCTGCCGCCACCACCCGCCCCCCCGCCGCCGCCCCAGCCGCTGCCGGCCGTGGGGGGCGATGATCCGTCCGACACCCGGGCCCTTGCCTGATCCGGATCGTGGTGCGGGGTGGCCGGCGCAGCCTCCGTGGAGCCGAGGGCCTGCGCGCGGTACCAGCCGCCGGACGCCTGCGATCCCGCAGCCCGCGCCCCCTTGGCCCTGATGGTCACGGTCTGGTCCGATAGCTGCCGCACGGCCGCCTCGGCGTCGGACATATCGAGCTTGACCTTGAAAGTGACCGTGCGTTCCACTACCGAACCCTCACCACCGGAAGGATTTGGATGAGTTGATTGGCGACCTCCACGGCCGCCTGGCGGCGCTCCCATTCGGACCAGAGGTGGCCGATCACGGCAAGGTTTTCCATGAGGATCGGGTCTCGCTTCATGGCTTCCGTGGCTCCAGTGACCCGTATGCTGCGAAATAACTCCAGGGTCTTCCAGTTGCGATCAGAGAGTCGGCAGGCGTCGGCATTCTCCGGGGACTTCTTTGGGCACTCAGAACACTGCAACGCCTCCGTGGGGCCGCGTGGGCGTGGCCGATCTTCGCGTTTTGGCCCCGCCTTAAAGGTCCTCCGTTCTCCCGTTTCCAGGTCGTAGAGGTACTTCTTGCAGTCCCCGCAGTCGATCTTCATGGCCCCCGGGTGCCAGAGCAGCATCCGGAGGCCCTCCCTTAGTTTTTTCTGTCTTCCTCGGCGGCGAGTTCGCCGAGAGTCTTGCCGCTCTCGATCGCGTGCAAGAGTCGCCGAGCCTCTTCCGCGGAAGAGACGGTGATCTCAACGGACTCCGCCGGCCGGATGTCGCTCGGGATGTAGCCTGCGATGATATTCAGGAGCATCTGCCGCATCGGGACCGGCAGGCGCTTCACGTGGTTCGCGTCGATCGGGAGGGATGCGCCTTTGGCGTCCACCTCACCCCAGGAGACGAGGTGCTCGACGATCGCTGCCGCCTCCATCTCCGCCTGGACCTCCGGGGTCTGGGCGCGGAACGCCGGGCTGGCGAAAACCTGGGGCCGCCCGCCCCACATTGGGCGGTACCGAAACTCCAGTTCTTCGTGCAGTCGCGGGACGGCGGCAATGTAGCCGTCTCGGGTGTACCCATCCTGAATGACGTTGCGGCTCATCTTTCACTCCTTTCGCGGGGGAACAAACTGGGCGACATGCCCAGTGGACATGCTGCTTGTAGGGGGATACTACACTCCGCTTCCTGCGGTCCAGACGTTGGAAAACTGGACCGACGGCTTGCCAGACTTGCTGTAGGCCACGAAGTTCAATGGGAGCATGATCTCCTGCTCGCGGGCCTGGACAACCGGTGGCGAGACGGGAACCTTCAGGTTGGCAAAGGTGGCAGTCAGGACATTCGTTCCGTTGGTGAAGACGAGAGCGCCCGCCATGCCCGCGATCCCCACATCATACAGGGATGCCTTCTCGCTGGAGGTCCAGGGGTTTTCCGTCTGGAGGGTCACGATCCGATCGCCCTCGGGAAGGGACGTGCGGTGATCGGTGTTCATGTAGCGGTCCAGGATCAGGACGTTGTCGATCACCAGGCGGAATCGTCGGAACTCCCAACTGGAGGAGCCCACCGACAGGACGCCGTGGTGGAAGATGTAGGGCTGTTCGACCGACAGGGTGTTGCTGATATCTGGAAACGACCCGGCGTCCCCGATCGACTCCGTAGTCCCCTGGATGTCCATCTCCAGGCGCAGGTCTTCCCCCGACTGCGCCGAGAAGGTTGCGGTATTCACCTTGCAGCCGGCAAACGTCGCCACGTCTGCACCGCGGTCCACGGCCACCACCATCGTCGGTAGGGTCTCGGCGGGAACGAAGACGTCGTTGTTCTCGGCCCCCCCGAGGATGCGGTAGAGCCAGAAATCCATTGTGTCGGGTCGCACGTCCATCGGGACGAGTCCGCCGACGTCATATGGACCGATGTTCACGTTCGTCGAGAAACGATCCCGTGTGCCACGGAGGCCATTGGACTCAACCAATCGCCCCCGCTTCCCGAAGTCGAAGGGCCATAGAACCTCGAACTGGTGATCCGCCGACGAGGTGCCAGCGCCGAACTGCACGCACTTGCCAACATTGGGGGTTCCCATCGGCTACTCCTTTAATCGAACAAGATTGTTTCTGCTTCATCGGCCACCACTTCCTCCATGCGGCCGAGTGTGGCCTCGGAGGCGTAGAAGAACTCCCGCTGGGGAATTCCGTGAATTCGCCCGCCGCCATACGGCACATGCTCACCGCCATCGTGGACATAAGCATACTGAACCGACCTTGCACCACCGGGCGGAACCGAGAAGGTGATGGTGTTTCCATCGACCGCGGGCGACGCCTCAGCACCCACGGTTGCCGCAGTGAGCAGATCGCCATCCCTGTTCAGGAGGGGATGGGGTTCGTTGTCTCTACGTGGCGGCCAGGGGCCGTCGGGGCCCTCGGCACACAGGAAGTTGTTTCGCACGCCGTCAGCGAAGACCGGAGCGAGGCGGTCGGCCACTCGCTGCATCCACGCTGGGTCAAGGGTTTTCTTCATTCTTCAATCCGCTTCACGCACCCCAGGACGAAATTGAAGGCGGTGGTCCGCAGTCGCTTCGTCCGAATCTCCATGACGGTCCACATCGCCCCGTCCTCGTCGGTCAGGTAGTCTCCCTGTACGGGCGTCGTGTCGAGGGTGGGCCCGAAGACGATCCACAGCAGGTCCAACCTCGGAAGCGACAGCACTCCGCCGATCTCTACCCCTTTTACACTTTCTGAGATTCCCTTGACGCCACCCCACTCCTCGCCCGTGTTGGGCCTGTGGTACGTCAGCGACTCCACGGCGTCCATGTACTGGTAATCCGCGGCCACGCTGGCGATGATATCGGCATCCAGGCTCATCGCGGCTCCGTTGCGGTCACTATGACCTTCAGGGCACCAACGTCATGCTGGGCGGCAAATGCCGAATCCCAGATGGGAGTGCCCGCTTCCACGCGACTGTTGTAGACCCCGGCGATCCCAAACTGCGACAGGACGGCCCGCGATTGAAACAGCCGCGTAATGTCTTGACGCCACTGGTTGGGGGCGTCCAGGTTCTCCGTCAGGTTCTGGTTACTGACCCTGGCATACACCACCCAGATGCCGTACTCCGTCTTATACGCCTCGTTTGTCCAGGGATAGAAACTGTCCGTGGCGAACGCAACCCGCACCCCCGGCATCACCATGTTTCTGGCCCACGGCAGCTTGGTCTCGACGATGTTGGCGTCCGGGATGCCCGTCAGGCCAAGCCCAACGATCAATTCCTTCACCTTGCTGCGAATGGCGCTGTAGAGTGCCGTCATGGTCAGATGAACACGTCAATGGTTTCCCATGGTGCAGTCTGATTCATCTCCTGCCGCACCGTCTTGATTCGCTCGTCGAGCAGCTTCATGTATTGGTTCCAGTCGAACCGCTGCCCGTCCACCGAGTAAGAGACCTTGGGCCCGGACCTGGCAACATTCAGCCGCTGGACCTCCAGGGCAGCGAGGGTGTCCGCGAGGTTGTCGCCGGTCAGGGCGGGTAGGTCTACTTCGCCTGCCATTGCTTCCTCCTGAAAAACGAGGGCCAGCCGGAGTTCCGGCCGGCCCTCTGTCCCCGCAAGCCTCCCTGCTGGGGGTTCGCCGCCAGATTGTCACCTCTCACACACGATCACACGCCGCTGAGCGACAGCGACTTGAAGTTGCACCGCTGCCAGGCGCGGGGTTCCAGGATGGCCGCACGGCCACGCTTGCTGGCCTTCCACCGCATGACGATGTCCTGTGAGAACTCCGCCTCACTGTTGGTCGGGGCCTGAACCACCGTGACCGGCCAGTTGGTCATGTAGCGGAACGCCTTGGCGATGTCGCCGTAGAACCAGACCTCCTGGGCCTGGGTCGCGCTCAGGCCGAGTTCCGCGACAAGCCTCTGCTGGAGCAGCCGGCTAACGGCGATCCGATCCACCGTGAGACCGACCTTGCCGAGCGGATTGGGCGACTGGGTGATGAGCGCTCCGGGGGTCGTCACGGTCCCGGGAGGGCTGATGCGCCAAACCGCCGATGCCTCAAGAACGCGGGGGATGTCGATCCGCTTCGTGTGGCAGGCGAGCACGAACGGCTTCCCGATGACGATGGGACGGCCCCGGTTGGGGTCCACGATCACCGAGAAGTACCGATCGCACAACTCGATCGACTTGTAGTCGGTGAGCGGGTTATTCGGCACTTCGTTGACGAACGGGTTGGCCCGATTGGGGTAGGCATACGCCAACTGGTACGCCCCGCTGCCCGCCCCCGCTTCCTGGAAGAGATCGAGAGTGACGGGGGCTGAATCACCGGCCCGCTTCTCCGTGAAGTACGTGGGATCCGTGGTGCCGCCGATCACCAGGTCGATGCACTCCACTTCCTCGCTGTAGGCCAGCAGGTCGCCGGCCTCGTTTCCCTGCTGCACGATCTGGGTGGTGCGATCGAAGAAGATCGCCTCTTTGGTTAGGGCGATCCCCACCTGCTCCTTGCGTGTGACCGGGGTTTCGACGTAGTTCTCCTCGAACCCCACGAACTTGACCGGCTCGGCCTCCAGGGCGCGGAGCAGGTTCTTTCCGGGGTCCTTGGGTTGGGCTACCCCAATGATCCGCTCCTGTGGGAGCTTGGTGTTGTACGTCGGGATCAGCTTCCGGACGACGTACTCCTCCTTCTCGTAGGGCTTGAGGACTTCCGTGACCATGAGTTGGCCCGTGATCCCCGCGAACGCCGAAGCGTTCACCGCGCCCATGGCCCCGCCTTCCTCGAACAGCGCGACGGGCCTCGACGGGTCCATGAACTCGTTCACGAACGCCGAACCCACCGGCTCGCCGTCGGAGCGGTTGACCACGAGGTTCTCGAAGAGGTCACGGATGGAATACCCGTCCGCGTCGTCCCCGAGATGCAACTCCGCCCGCCGGCCTTCGATCGCGTGGCCGTGGACATCGCAACCGCACGCTTCACTCAGGTGCTCAAACGTCCGCGTTGCGCGAACGTCCTGGCCGGGCCGCCACCCTTCGGTTCGCAGCATCTGAGCCAGCTTCTTTGCACTTCTTGCCATGAGAAGAACCCTCCATGTTCGGTTCGTGTTCGGTTATACGTTGCCGCTGAGCGATTCCCGCATCATGGCACTCTTGATGTCCACCAGGATTTCCGTCACGGCGGCGCCCAGGGCGGCAACGGGGACCTTGGCGGTCCCGATCGCCTCATCGACTGCCGTGACCTTGGCGACCACCTGGTTGCTGCTGTCGGTCGCGTCGTTGTAGACGCCGACGAGGTCGCCGGACACAAAAGAGGTGGACGCCACCGGGAAGGCGAAAACGCCCGAGGTCGCCACCAGGATGTAGCCGGGATTGTAGGTACCCGGCAGGTTGAAGACGGTCTCGCCAGACTGCAACCCGACCTTCCTGTCCGCCACGCCGGCGAATCGGCTTGCGAACTGCTGTCGGTTCTGGGCCGCCGTCCCCGCATCACCCAACACGGTCGTGCAGGCGCTCGCAGGATAGACCTTCCCGTCGCTGTGTTTCCAGAGCAGGTCGCCCTGCTCGATGGGGTAGCTGTTGTGGGTCGGCATCGGCACGTACTTGACAACCCCTTCACGCCAACGCATTACACTCGCCATGAGAAACCCTCCTTGGGTATGTGTGTGATGTTCCGCTACAGGAGCGAAAGGGTCTCCTTCGCGGTAGCGCCGGGGCCGCCGGTTCCGACGGAACCCGTGGAGCCAAACGGGGGTGAGCCGGCCTGCGCGGGGCGCGTCGCCATCGCCATCAAGGAGATGATGGGCCTGCGGGCCTCGGCGTCCCTGGCTGCCAGAAGCTGCTCCATGATCGCCTCAGTGCAGACCGCCTTGTTGTCCGGATCGACCTTGGCGGCCTTCAACTCCTCGGCGATAGCCAGCCGGGCCGCCTGCCGGGCCTTCTCCGCCTCGGCTTCCGCGAGCTTGTCGGTCACAGCCTTGTACTGCGTCCGCAGGGCTTCCAGGGCCTCGGTGGCGATCCTGCTCTCTTCCTTGGCTTTCATCAGGGGTTCCGCCAAGGCGTCGGCGAGGTCCTTCCGGTTCTCCCGGAGACTGGCCAGAGTGATGTCGGACCACTCCATAGTAGACTCCTCATGTCTGGTGATGCCGCCGATCTCGCCGGCCCACGCGGCTACGACTTCCCGGAGGCGTGCCTGTTTGGTCTCCAACGGATCGGAACCGAGGAGAATGGTGCGAAGATCAGAGACGGCTGATAGGCCATGCTCACAGAACTCCACCTGCTCCTCGGGAATCTCCGCCGTATCCTCGAAGAGTCCGTTGGTGGTGGCGGGGCGGCAGACGAGGTCGCAGGACGCCACCGAGAGAATCTCTTCCACGACAGCCTCCCCGCCCTTGCGAACAATGCGGCCTTGGGCGTCATGGGAGAACCCCAGGCTTTGCGGCGCGTTTTCCGCATCCCAAAGGATGGACTCGGCGAGGGGGTGCTTCAAGTTCAGGTGGAAGTCGGAGACGAGCCCCGGGGAGGTGTCAGGTGCCTGGCGAATGTTGCGATGGACGCCGATCTTGTCCCTGTAGCTCCGTGGGCCTTCCTGTCCTGGCCGCACATGATCGACAAAGGCCGGGCGGCCCTCATAGAGGGGTATCGCTGCCGCCACACACTCGGGCGTGTACCGTCGCTTATTCTTGGACTGGAGCCCAAGAATCTTGACACCGCGGATCACCCCGCTCTCGCGGTCCACCTCAGGGGTCAATCCCGTGGAATCGGCGTATTCCTGGATGGCCTCGATAGTAGCCCGCGGTTCCTTTGTCTTTCCGGATGATGGCATCGCGTGGCCTTGGGTTCGGACAGCCTGCTTCAGTCGAATTGGCGAACACGTCCACCCCAAAACAAAAAAGGCCGTCGCCCTGGGCGCAACGCCAAGGCAACGGCCTTCGGGTGGGGGGCCCGCAGCCGCTTTGGGCTCTATTGTTATATTCGTCCCGGGTCGCTACTGGAGACAAAACAGGCAGGGAATTTTCCCGGAGGCACCAGCCCGTCAGGTGCCCGGCCGCGCGTAG